TCACTCTCACCCAAGCGGCTTCTGCTAGGTTGCACACATTCGCAGTCTCGCTACACCCTCTCCCGCTAACTCAAGAGGCCGCAGGAACCCGCGACTCTGGCGGGTCTTCGACGAATCTCCTGCCCCTCACCCAGCAGGTGACTGCGTCCGTCCAAGTGGCCGTCGCGGCAGTTCAGATCCTTCCCATTGCACAACTCGCTTCTGCATCCAGCATCTCGATTGTCGTTGAAGAGACCCTCACACTCACTCAGCAGATCCAGACAATTCGTGGGACCCGCGCTGTTGCAGCGGTGACGCTTGAGTTCAGTCAGGGTGCTATCTCCGCGGTGGTGTCCTACCGAGTGAGTGCCTTGCAGTCGGTACCGGCCGCCCAAGTCACTGTTGGATACGTTGATCTCATCACTTCGGCGCAATTCCTGATCATCCTCACGCAACTAGCACGCCGAACAGAGATCCCCCTATCGCTTCTCCCCATCCCTCTCCGACCTGACGTCATTATCAGTGGTCAGGGCAACGCTCAGGGCGGCCCCCTGGACGCACCCAACTCGGGTGGGGTGCTCATTTCGGCAGGACAGCCCCCCGAGTAAGGCTACCCTTGTTGGCGATCCAAGATCGTGATCGTGTTCCGACTAGATTGTCCGTAGGGTATGCTTGAGGGTAGTCTTATCTATACCGATTGGAGCCGTCACGCATGAGGATCAGTCTTCTGTTCTTCGGGTTGGCGCTCCTTGCTGTATTTGCCGCCTCCGTGTCTTTGATGGCATCCGGATTCGATATTTGGACTGCGGTCTGGCTGGCCTGGGCGCTGTTGTTCGCAGGCATCGAGGGCGTTGCTCTAACGAACGACGAGAAGGGTGACACCTTGTCGGAGAAGTTGCGTAACTGGTCAGGGATCAAGTCAAACGGCGGGCGGTCGCCGCGCTCATGGGTCATCTTCTCCGCCCTACTCTTGTTCTTCGTCTGGTTCCCTATTCACATTCTGACAGGGGTCATCTGATGTCCTACGCTTCTACGGATCGCACGTTCTACATCAAGGAAGGTGCTGCACTTCCGTACATGGTCGGAACGCTCACGGACGCGACCACCGGGATCCCTGTTCGGCTGATCGAAGTAAACGAGGTCCGCGTAAAGATTAGCGACGACGAGATGCAGATCATCGAAGCCTCGGTTGAGATCGACCCCGATCAAAACGGCGCAGGAAAGGGTCGAGTCTACGTCGACCCTGCGCTATTCTCGGGGCGACACGGTCGATACTACGCCGAGTTTGATGTCTACTGGACCGGTGCCAGAGTTCCGCAGACTTTCCCTGATGACGGCTATGTCACGATTGTCGTTGTTGAGGACTTGGACTGATACAATGAAATCTGTACGCCACACGACTGCCCAAACAGAGCCGAGGTGCTCTCCGTGACCCCCGGGGAAGAGGCAGTAGTGGACTTGGGACAGCGCTTGGAAGATTTGGCTCGACGCGCTGACATCAAGGATATTCGTGATCATGCCGCACTAGAGAGCCTGCGGACCTACATCACCACAGAGATCGCCGCGATGCACAAGGATCTCGAGGTTATTGACGCCTCGTTAGCCGCAGCAGTTAAGCGCGTCGAGAAGCAGGTGTCTGATGTTGAAAGCGAGATGAAGGATAACTACGTCCCCGTAACGCGCTTCTCAACTCTCGAGAAGGTGTTCTGGGCGCTCATCTTGGCTGTCCTGCTCGGTCTTATCGGTGGGGCGATCTCTATCCTTACGGGCCAGCCTGGTGGTGTTTCTGGATGATGGAGAAAATCAAGAGGACCTGGCAGAGCAGCAAGATTTATGCCGCTGCGCAAAAGGCTGCTGTCCTCGGAGTATTGGCAGTTATCACTGTACTCGTGACTATCTTCTCAGTGATCATCTACTGGAAGGTCGCGCCCTACGAAGGTATTCGGTACGACGGGCCGCCCCAGATCGACCCGACAAAGACGTACTATCCTGGTGATTTCGTCGAAATTAAGACCGCTGCATTCTGCAATGATGGGTACGGTACCAAAATTGAGCGTAAGATCGGCTCAAAGATTGGTAACCTTGGGTTACTGCCGATCGAGTTCTACGCCCCCACCGAGCCGGTCTGCGTCGAAGGCGCAGTGAACGCAGTGCAGATCCCCGAGGAAACACCGCCCGGGGAGTGGCAGATCATCATCAAGACCACATACGAGCCAAATCCTGTTCGCGCTATAACGATTGAGCGTGTCACTGAGTTCTTCACCGTAGTTGCTAATCCCAACTCCCCATCAGGGTACGACGCAAAACTCAAGGCTGCCGGTAACAGTTCGGCGAGGCAAGTAGACAAGTAGCATCCAGGCGTGGTAGGGTACGGATATGCTGACCTCCAGACCCCTACGACGCCTTCGCCCCCACAAGATTCGGGCTGACCGAGTCCACTCGCCCGGGATCCCCGCGGATATCGCGGAGTCGCTATCTCTCTTGGCCGAGGACGCCCGCCGTGTTACGCGACACAGCCCCCCAGAGTCCCGCGAGTCAACTTCTCGCTACCTGCTGAATGCAACACTTGCGGCCCTCGCTGCCCGCCGTGTCCCGATCGAGGATCTTGCACGCGCTACCGGGATTAACCATCAGGCTATCCGCCGGAGGATTGCATCGGCCAACCCGAATGACGGGGTATTCTCCATCTTTCCTGAGTCCTTGGACCCTAGCCTCCCACTGGGTGGCCGATTCCACTATCTCCTGACCCCGACCGGAGCCACTCCTGGTCGGTTCACGATTCGGGAAATCCTTAATGACCCGAACAGTGCGACAGGGGTCGAAGTGCTTCGCACCCCCAACGAAGCGCTCGACTGGCTCACTAGCGACCAGATCTCCTGGCTGATTCCGGTTCGCACCAGTGGTGAGATTCTGGAAGTGGTGTTCGCCATTGACGCAGGAGACCTCATCCGTGACTGACCCACAGACTCCCCCAGTCTGGGCAACCACGACCGCCTCTGAGCCGTGGGATCCCGAACTCGAGCCTGACGCCCAGCAGCATCAATTCGTGTTCCACGACTTGTTCCCGGCGCGTGTCTGCGGGACCGCAGCGAGGACCTTCAATGCGGGTGAATGCTGGCGAGGGAAGACCCGCGTCATCGTCACGACGACACACGCGTTCTTCTTCACTGAGGTCCCCGAGTACCCCGGGATCGGCCTGCTTCACAAGGAGGAGTACGTCAGCACCACAGGGGGACAACATGACGACGGAGGGGTCCTGCTAGAGTTCGCCGACTACTCCGTTAGGCTGCTTCCCGACCGGGGCTGTGGCTGCGGCTCACGGCTGAGGAATCTCCGCCCTTTCCCCCAGTTCTCCATGCAATCTCGTGACTAACTGAAAGGACCTCAAATGTATGATGACGACGACATTCGCCCCTACCGACCGATGCTTTCCCTGATCTACCCGGTTGGTGAGACTCTGGCCGACATCAACGAGTTCGTTGCTGCCGTAGAGAACCACACGACCGTCTCTGTCATGGCTGGCCTGGACTGCCCTGAGGAGCGTTGTCAGACGTACGACAACTACCTCTACCAGCGTCTGGTCGTCGTTTTCGATATGGACACTTGCGACGGGGTTCTGGTCTACCCAGGATGGGAGACCTGCGAAGCAGCGCGCGAGGCAGTCCGCACCGCGTACCGGGCGAAGTTGCCCATCTACCGCCTCGGGATGACCGATGACGGTCCCACCATCCTCCCCCGCATTGAGGTCGTCGGAATCGCGGGCTGGGCACAGTCCGGGAAGGACACCACCGCGCTGACGCTGACTGAGAATGAGGGCTACTACCGCGCTTCGTTCGCCGACGTGCTCCGCGATATCGTCACCAAGGTCAACCCGATCATCGGGTTCAACGAAGACGGACAGGTCCGCTACGTCGATGCCGTTTCCACAATCGGCTACGAGGAAACCAAGCGCCGGTACCCCGAGTCCCGCCGCATCCTCCAGACGCTTGGAACCGAGGGCGTGCGCGACACGCTCGATGCTGAGGCGTGGCCGATCGCGCTCTACCTCAACGCTCGCGACGGAGCCCGCGTGGTTGTTCCTGACGTCCGCTTTGAGAACGAAATCGAGTTTGTTCACTTTTGCGAGGGTGAGGTCTGGTGGGTCAGCCGTCCCAGCGTCCCCGCCCCACCCGACGCTCATGCCTCAGAAGTGACCCTCACCCCCGACCACTGCGACCGAGTCATCGTGAATGACGGTACCCCTATCGATCTCGCTCGCAAGGCCTCTGAGGCCATTCGACAGATGCGTGAGCAGCAGGCCAACGACGACTCCGACCCGGACGAGTGGATCGAAGTTTTGAGGCCCGAATGACTGGCCTCGAACTGGTCGTCCTCGGCCTCGCCACCTACCGCCTTACTCGGCTGATCTATAAGGACGACATCACTGAGCCGGTACGGTCGAAACTCTGGTGGTACCTCCGTAGCCCTGTCGCCAAGACCGCGCGTGAGCGGCACAGCAAGACCCTCCCGGCGGCCGAGTGGCTATTTCGTCTGATCGGCTGCCCCTACTGCGTGGGGATCTGGTGTGCGGGTGGTCTGATTCTCCTGCTCGCCGTCCCCTACGTCAACTTCTTCGTCTACCTTCTGGCTGTGGCCGGTGCCGCATCTTTGGTGCAGGAAGTCCTCGATACCAGAGATAATCTGGTAGAGTAGAGGGTAGACTATCCCAGTAACTCCCCATGACACACGCCTCCGCCATATCGTGAAGTGACCGAGAGGGTTTTTACATGGGCGTGTTCACTCGCCGTAAGAGTAGCGATGACCCGACGCCTTCTCGGTCCCCCCTGGTCGCATCGGCTAGTCGCGAGAACCTGTCCGACCGTAAGGCGCAGGAAGCCACTACGGCTCGACGTCGACAGAGTGAGGCGTGGCAGAAAGAAGCCTGGGAGTACCACGACGACATTGGTGAGATCAGTTACGGATTCTCCCTCGTCGCAAACATCGCCAGCCAGACCGATCTCATCCCAGCCGTAGTTCCTGAGGGTGTAGACGGATATCGTTCCGCCACTGAGGTCGACGACCTTACCCCTCGCATCCTCCGGGCGTCACAGATGGCGCTGGCTGCACTCCGTCCTGAGGGCGGAACCACCGCCGACGTTATTCACGACATTGCGATGAACTACCAGGTCGCGGGCGAGTGCTACCTCATGCGTACCCCGCGTCAACTCGGCAGTGGTACGTTCACTTCTTGGAACGTACGTTCAGTAAGTGAGATCCGAGTCGCTAACGGAAAGACCTACTTCTTGCCCGACCCGGTATCAACCACAGGGGTCGAAATCAACGAAGCCACCGGATTCTATCTCGCGCGCCTCTGGAATCCCCACCCGAGGTATAGCACTCTCCCGCACTCGTCGATGCGCGGCGTACTCGACCTCTGCGCCGAACTCCAACTAATCAACACGACTTTCCGATCGACCGCACGCTCACGCCTCAACTCCGGCCTGCTGTTCATCCCAGACACGCTCACCGTCACTGGGGCGCAGGGCTACGACGACATCGATGGTGAGCCCGAGGAAGAGTTCGAGTCGTTCGAGACCGAGTTGATGGACTCGATGACAACGCCAATCGAGGACGAGACCTCAGCATCGGCTGTTGTCCCTTTGCTGGTACGCGGCCCGTCTGAGGCTGGCGCTGCGATCAAGTACCTCCAGTTCGAGCGTTCCTTCGATGAGCAGTTGCGCACGCGCGCCGATCGCGTCCTCGAGCGCATCATGCAGGGAATCGACCTTCCTAAGGATGTCGTCACCGGGCTCGCGAACATCAAGTACTCCAACGCGATCAAGATCGAGGAAAGCCTGTACCGCCAGCACGTCGAGCCACTGATGCGACGCATCTGCTCCGCGCTTACCACAGCCTACCTCCGCCCCGTTCTCGAGGCGCAGGGATTCAGTCGCGAGCAGGCGCTGCGGATGGCGGTGTGGTACGACCCCTCGTCGGTCGTCTCTTCCCCGAACATGCCCGAAGCGTCAAGGTACGCACACGAGAACTACCTCATCTCGGATGAGGCGTGGTTGAGACTCAACGGGTTCGAGACGACCGACACCCCCGACGGCGAAGAGATCGTCCGACGCGTCGCCATCTCTAAGGGTCAGGTGCTCCCCGAGTACCTGGACAAGGTTCTCCAGGTACTCTCACCCGAGACCACCGCGGAGGTCCAGGCTGCTACCGCTGCCGAGTCCCCGCAGACCGCACTCCCGCCTGAGGTTGTGCAGGCACTCACCGGTAAGCCGACAGGTGTTCCGGACAACCTTCCAGAAGACGAGACAACGACTCCGCCAACAGCACCGCCCGCTACTGAGGAGACCCCGGCCTGATGTTGTCACTGGAGACACCAAGCGGTGTGCGTGAGGCGATTGCGTTGCTCGACCAGGCGTCTATCGTCACCGACCAGATCCTGGCTGCTCGCCGCATGGTGATTCGTCGTGCGCGGGTGCTGCACTGCTCGAGCCTCATCCCAGTCGAGTGGAGCAAGGTCTCGCTCGTTGCGGCGTCCGGAGAGATCGATCTCCCCGCGCACGAGCAGGTTCTGCGTGCCAAGGCTGCTGCTAGTGGCACCGACGCTGACATTCTCCGCCGCGCTTACATCGAGGGCACTCGCGAGTACGCCATGCTTCCTAAGGACAGCCGACCGCCATTCACTCGTGACGCTTACGCCCAAAGCCGCGTCAACGCCGCTATCCGTGAGCAGGGGATCTGACCATGACTTACTTTGACCACGTGAACGATGACCTGACCATGGGTGCCCTCACGGCCGGTGGTGCTAGTGCCATTGTTGACTCGCTCGGTCGTATCTGGAAGCCGTGGCTCCACCCGCGTGACCACAAGGGACGATTCATCCAAACCTTCGGGTCCGTGAAGTTCCGCACCAAGAAGGGCGGCGAGTTCAACGACGCTTCGGGTGTTGTCGAGAACATGGACCGCGACGGGTCGATCTGGGTCCGCATCGACAAGGCGCTCTCCCTCGACGCTTCGCAGAAGTTCCAACGTGGAGACCTCGTCCGCGTACGCAAGGAGGACATCGAGGTTTTCGACGCCAAGGCTCGAATTGCCCAGGGCCGCGGCGCGCAGGCGCTCCGTCGGGGCGAGCGAACCAGACTGGACAGCAACAAGAACTCGCTGCGGAAACTCGACCCCGAGCAGTACCCGGACGCCGGTCGCGTTGCTGACATTCTCCAGCAGGTGAATCAGGAGAACGGCGCTCTCAAGCAGATGAAAAACGCCAAGTCCCCTGACCAGGAGAAGATCGCGCAGAAGGGGGAAGTTATCTCTAACCTCCTCGAAGAGGCGGCGGACCTGCTCGACCAGATGCGTGGCGAAGGTCGTCAGGAGGGCGAAGAGTACGTTCCTGGGCAGGCTAACAAGGAACAGACGCTGCTTGATAACGCGTTCAACACCGTCACCAAAGCACAGAGCGTTGTCGAAGGCGTGCCCAAGGCCCGCCAGCGCGACGCGGCTAGGGTTCAGGGTCGCCAGCAGGAGCGCGGCGGAGAGATTGGTCGTGGGGACCTCCCCGGCGCCGACACCGACGTGAACGTGTACAAGGACATTGACGGAAATGTCATTGAGAGTCCTGTCCTCGCCGAAATTAAGGCTGTTAAGGCTGACCGCGCCTCGCGAGGTGCACCCGTCCTCACCGACGAAGAGATCTACCAGGAGTTCATCGCTAACGACGGTCTCGTTGAGCCGCGTCAGGTGAATGGTATGGACCGAGTACGTGGTGCGTTCGCACGCGGCAAGGAAGCCCTCGCTGTTCGTTCGTTCACTGACAAGCGTGGAAGCAAGGTCGTTCCGGGATCGATCGTGCGCGTTGCCGCCGGTAGCGGGCGTGGTGGCGGTTTCGTTCGTCCCGAGTTCGTCGGTATGGTGCAAGGCCTCATGGTCGACAAGTCGGCCGGTGGTCGGGTCTTTGCCAAGGTTCGTGACTACCGCCCCGAGTTCAAGGGAATGAGCAAGGCGAAGCACCAGGAGTACATCGCGTCGCTCCCCGAGGAAGAGCGCGAGAACGAGGCCAAGCGCCCCAAGTCCTACTTCACGGATGGATGGGGCACGTACACGCGCCTCACTTCCAACTCGCTCGAAGACCTCTCCCCCACTGAGGACGCTAACTTCGTTGCGCTGATGGGTGGGCTCAAGGGTGAGTACGGCCTAACGATCGACGATCTGAGCGCCGCGATGATTGCAGTTGGAGGCGAGCGCCGCTTCGCTGGTGGCGAGGCTGGACGTCTATCGCAACTCCAGCGGTTTGGAGCGCTGGCGCAGAACCTCCGCCGCAAGGTGGACGGAAACGGGCGCGTCATCCAGCAGGGTGACTGGGTCTACGTACCGACTAGCGGGCAGTACGGGCAGGTCACGTACCTCGACCCGACCCGCTCCACGATTAGAGTTTCGCTCTACAACCAGCCTGGTGAGCCGATCCGCGTCTCCGCTAAGAAGGTTGCTTTCACCAGCGGCGCCAACGCGCGAGTGTTCGGTCGCTCTGATCTCGACGCTGCCAGCGGAGTTGGCCGCTATGCGCCGACGCGCCAGGAAGCCGCAGACGTCGCTCGGCGTAACGGACTTGACGACATTGCCGACGCTGTCGAGTCTGGCGCAACCGGCAAGGATCTGCTCTCGGTCTTCGAGAACAGCGACCGCTGGATGCTACTGTCCACCCAGGCGATGAACCTGCGTGGTCGAATGTACGACCGCGGACAGCGTGGACTCGGTATTGACCCCGAAGACTCGAGCGCCCTCCTGGACGCATCGATCCTCGGTGCGGCGATGGCCGAACTCTTCCGCAAGGACGACTCGACGCCTAAGGTGGAGGTCGTCGTTCCCGATAGCGCCCCTGAGTTTGACGTTCCCGCGATCCCGGACGGCGTTCTGCCTGAGGGCGCCGACCTCGGAGACGGACAGATCGTTGCGAATCCTGAGGATGAGAACTCGGTCTTCCGCATCAACCCCGACGGCAGCATTGACCTGCTCGAGATTGACCCCGAGACGGGCGAAGTTTTTGAGACGCCTGATCTCCAGTTCGGTGGTCCCGCAAAGGGCCCGTTGGCAGACGGTCAGGAGCCGCCTGCTGGATACGAGCGTCGTAGCAACGGCGCTGGTGCGCGCGACACGTTCTACACGCCCGACGGACGCTTCAAGATCCAGGAGAACTCTCAGGGCGAACTCGGTGTTGTCGACGTTAGTGACGTGAACAACCCGCAGATCGTTGGCGTCGGCTCGGACTGGGACGAAGTTGGCTCGCTTATCGGCGATGTTAGTCCCGAGTCTGTTCCCTCGGCTGAGGCTAGTGGATCTCCTGAGGAGATCTACTCGGCGCGCGAAGATGCTGCACGTGCAGACCTCAGCGAGCGTCTCGGCACGGATGTCAGTGACATGTCGCGCGAGGAGATCGTCAACACGCCTGAGTTTGCTGAGGCGGTACAGGGCGACGACTACTCGCAGATCGCGTTTGACTTCAACGAGATCGCAAACGCTGAGGCCGCGCAAGAGGCTCCGCCCTTTGAGGCCCCCGCTGCCGAGCCTGCCCCTGAGCCGGTCAACGTCCCAGAGCAGATTGGTCAGACCCCCGACTCCGTCGAGGCTCCCGCAGAAGTTCCGACCGACGGAAGCGTTGAGCGCGGAATCGTCGACAACCTATGGAACGTCCTTGACCGCATGGGAAGGGACGATCGGATCAGCCCGAAGACGAGGAGCGATACTCTCGACAACATCTCCGAGATGGAAGATGCTCTTGAGTCGGGTGACCTCGCGCAGTTCTACGCGTCCGCTGACAAGATCGTCCGCAATCCTGGTGTTCCGGCCCCGATCCGTGAGGGTCTGGCTCGTGACCTCGAGGCGCTGCGCCGCAACGGTGCGAGCGGAGAAGATGACGCGTCCCCAGATGTGCTTACCGACCAGTTTGCCGACCAGTTGGTTCCCCTGGACTTCGAGCCGATCGACGGTATCGACGACATCGGTCTCGACGCTGCGCTCTTCCTCGAAGACCTCTTCGCCAACATGGGCTCATACCTGGCAGCGCGAATGGTCTTCGATGCAGCGGACGACAAGTTCTGGAACAGCACTAAGGGTCGCAAGAAGAACGAGGACCGCATCGCAGAGGCGAAGGAAATCCGCTCTGACCTCGAGAAGGCCATGACGAACGCCGACTTCTCCGAAGACGAGCGTCGTAACGCCGTCGACAACGCCCTCCAGCGCCTCAGACTATTCATGGGCCGCGGTGAGGGCGAAGACCGCGTCAGTGGGATCAACGCAGTCGGTCAGTTGATCGCGAGTAACAAGAGCGGCTACAGCGTCCGCGACGCCTCCATTGCGATTACGGACGACGAGGAACTGGTTGACGACATCGTGGACGTTCCCTGGGGTGACCGCCTCGGAGACGGTGAGACCGGCTACACAGTGGTTGACGGTGATGGAAACCAGATCACCGAAGGCTACGCCGCCGAGATTCCGGAGTCGCGTCTTGTGCTCGATCCCGAGACTCCCTTGACCCAAGAGCAGTTCGATGCGTGGTGGGAGACTGTCCCCGACGCCATGGTCGGCGAAGATGGGACCATCCCCTCGTTCTTCATCACCACCGATGAGGACGGGGCAACGACCATCAGCGTCGGCTTGTGGTCGGACACGGAGTCTGACGCACAGGCGCTCGCAGCAGAGAACGGCGACGTGTACTTCGACGCCGAGAGCAACTCCTGGTTCACTCCTCCGACTGAGGCGGATCTTCCGGAGTCGATCACTGAGGTCGAGGCCGCCGAGCGAGACCTCTACAACGCGATCTTTGACTACGAGAAGCCATTGAGTCGCGAGGCCCTGGACGATCAGGCGACTGAGATCAACGCGCTGAACGACGCGATCGAGACGGTCAAGAACGCCGAGACGGTCGAAGAGATTGACGCCCTCGAGGCCGAGTACGGTGGTCCAGACCTCGGAGACAGTGTCGACGACTCCTACGCAGCGTACGTTGCGGCTCGCCGTGCTGAGGTCAGCGCGTCGGGTTCGGACGAGGGCTGGGTCGCAGAGGTCGACGGGAAGCCTGTGGCCGCCGTCCGAGTCGTTAGGGCCGAGAACGCCGACGAGGAAGACAAGTGGGAAGTCTATCTTGCCGACGAAGACTCTCCAGACGGGTATGGCGAGCCTCTCAAGGATATTGATGGGTTCCCGTACTCAGAGACCTACGAGGACGCAGTAGCCCGCGCCGAGGGCGTTGCAGACAGGGTCAGATCTGATGAAGCGGTTCCTTCTGGTGAAGCAGAGCCAGCGCCTGAGGCCGCCAAGCCGGAGCGCAAGAAGAAGGCCCCGAAGAGCCCGATCTCTCCCGCCGCCCGTAGTGCCATCTCGGACAACGCAGAGAGCATGGGACCTGAGGGTAACCGCCGACTGCGTGAACTTCTCGCTGGAGAGTACCCGCAGAGCGACGAGGACTGGGACCTCCTGGAGAATGCGGTCGACTCCGCCCTAGACTACGTCGACACACTGCTCGACCAGGGCAAGGAGCGCCTGGAGATGGACGGTATCGATGTCCCGACTCTGCGCGGCCAGCGCACGGCTCTCCGCTCGGCCTCGCGCAAGGTTATCGCTGCCCGTGACGCATCCGACACGGACGTTCCCGCCCCAACCCCCGAGGACCTCGACGAGGTCGACGTTACGGAGCCCGACACTGGTCGCGGAGTTCTCCCGCGCTTTGATGACGCGATGACCACTAAGGCGCAGGAGAAGATCGACACCACAGGCGGCTACAGCATCGACTTGTCTACCGGACAGGACGAGTTCAACGAGGGCTACGCAGTGGCACTCCCCGGACGCGAGAGCGACCGCTACGACCTTGAGGACTTCAACGAGAACGCGAAGACCTATACGAACTACTACATCACCCAGTACGAAAAGGACTTGGCCGAAGATGGAAAGGTTCTGGGGTTCTGGAAAGACGACGAAGACCGCGTGGTCATCGACGTCAGTGAGATGGTAGATGATCTTGAAGAGGCACTACAACTTGGTCGCGACCGCAACCAAGACGCAATCTGGGATAACAAGAACAAGAAGGAGATCCCAGTACCTAAGGACGGAGCACCTAGTGGCCCAGACACAGATCCTCAAGCCCCAGGAGGGGGAGACGATGGAGGACTTCCGCCTTCGGGTGGTGGAGACTCTGGCGGCGGCGGGACTCCTGACGGTGGGGGACGCGGCGGACCTGGCGGAGGAGCAGGACTGAGCAACGAGATCACCGCGGAGTCCATTGAGGGCGTCGAAGCGGTCGAACTCAGCGATCAGACCGAGGCACCGGAGTCGCCCCCAAAAGGCCCCGCCCCTGAGCGGTTCGTAGCCGCCGGGGGCACCTCGCTCGAGGACCGCGCCGCCAAGCAGGAGCAATACATCGGCGATGGAAACATCTCGCGCGAGGTCTTGCTTAGCGACCTCACAGGGAACATGACCTCTGAGGAGTGGGCCGCCGCGTTTGGTGGTGAGGGCACGGCAGAGGGACTGTCGTCGTGGCTCAAACTGCTTGAGCAGCCGTTCAGCCCGTACACTGTGGCCCTGGACGGCAATCCGACTGGGAACGTAGGCATTGCCCGCACGATTGCCTCGACCGTCCTGGCAGACATCCCTATCGACACCGATGTCCCCGAGTATCAGGCGATGCGTGAGGCAGCGAAGCAGACTCTCCTCGGAATCGACGGTCTCCAGGGCGCTGAAAAGGAAAGCCCGCTGAACGAGGCGGAGAAGAAGGCGCTCCTAGAGGCCCGCGCCGCGTACGCCGAATCCCTCAGTGACTCCGAGTCGCCTGCGTGGCTGCTGAGCCTCGCTCGGTGGCGGGTCGCGACCCTCGAGGCCGTGCTCGCGATCGACGACATCCAGCAGTCCCGACTCTGGGACTACCTCGACGAGTTCAAGGGTGACGGGGCATACCAGTCCTTGGACGCCGAGCGCAACGTCCGAGGGATCACGCGAGCGCTCCGCGAGCGCGTTGATTGGGTAAACCCGGCCGACTTCATGCCGACAGACGCGATGCCCGAGTTGGGGATCGGGGAGACGGCAGAGGGAGAGATCAGTCTCGACTCAGTTTCCAAGAGCCTGCTGCAAGCCGATGTCCTCGGCGTCGATCTATCTGAGGCCACAGGGATGCGCGCGCTGCTCGATGCGGTCGCGTCCGTTAACCGTCCAACGGGCGGACCACAACTAGGGATGTCAGGACCCGCTAACGGGCTTACGCTCAAGAACGGGATCCGCATCACCCCGCTCGAAGATGGCGAGGGGGGTGTCAACCAAGGACTCTCGTTCATGGTCGATGCTGGAGGCGAGCGCTTCTTCTTGAAATACGACTACACCGCCTCCGCCGCCGCTGAGGCCATTACCCCGAGGATCGTCAGATCGTTCGGTGGTCCATCCCCCCGCGTCGTCCCGCTGAGTGTGGACTACGGAGACCTCGAGACGTACAGTCTCAACGATCGCCAGCGCGACGAGGAGCGTACCCTCCCACGGCTCCCGTTCCTCCAGGAGATGGCGGGTAAGTCCCTCGGGGAGGACTGGAACACGGTAGGTCAGTTGATGTCCAGTGAGCAGGCTGCTGAGGACATCAACTGGCAGATCGAAGAGATGCTCGGCGACCCGAGTACTCCCGCCGCTCTCGACTTTGCGTCCAACCTGCTCCAGAGCCTGTTCGCGAACGTCGTGGCTATGCGCTGGGACACTCACGACGGGAACGTCATGGTTGCCGAGGACGAAGGCGCAGATGGGGACACCGCGCGTATCAAGGTCGTTCCCATTGACAACGGGCTATCCGTTCCCTGGCTTACCATGCCTGGACGCACTCCCGCACCCGATAACATCCCGCAGTTTGCGAGAATGATGGTGGGATCACGGGCGGGCGCGCTGGTAGGAGAGTTTGCTCAGTCAACTACCACGGCAAACCTAACGGCTCTGCAAGACTCCCTGTCCGAGTGGGCAGACAGCCTCCGTGAGTGGATCAAGACCCGCGCCTTGACAGATATCAAGGATGGCGGTATCCTCGCAGGAAGCAAGATGGATAAGTACACCAAGTTGTGGCTCCAAGAAGCCGCGGCACTCTCCAACGAGGAGTGGTGGGACATCCTGATTGATCTTAATCTCGGTGATCCGTTCGCTGGGTACGGGGACCTGTTCAACCTCATCGACCGAAAGGAGTCCGTGCTATGACCATCCACATGACCATCCTGAGCACCACCCCTGACGGGGCCAACCCCATCGCGGCGGTTGCTACCGACGGGCAGTCCTTGCAACTTGTGGGGAACCTCGCCGTCGACCAACTCAATGACGCCGACAAGACCTACCTCAAGTCCTTGCTGACCGCTGGTGGGCGCCCGCTCGATATCGCCGCCTTGTTCACACGAGGACGAAACGTCTCCCTCAGTGGGGACTTCGAGTACGCCACCGTCACTGAGGCCGCCGAGGCTGCAAAGGGCGTTATCGACATCATCCAGGGACGCTAACTCACGTTCACGCACACCCATCGAGTAGGCTAAACTGGTCTCCTCAGACTTCTTAGGAGACCCACATGCAGTATCTCGGACGCACGGGCGACTGGGCCGCGTACCAGCACGAAGACCGCACGGTCTTTGTTAACGTGAATACGCTGGACGCGACGGACCCGATCGAGCCCTCTCTCGTGGCGGCTGGTGCTGAGACTTTTGTGGTCCACGAGGAGGGGCTCGAGGTCGAGAACTCCGCCCGTCAATCCTTTATTGGTCCCTCGCTGTTCTCTGAGGAGTTCGGCGAAAACACCATGATTCGTGTCCCCTCTGGGGTTCGTGCAGCCGCCAAGCGCGCCATCGAATGGCGACGGGTGTACGAGCGAGGCGGTACGGATGTCGGTCTCGCTACCGCACGTCTGCTGGCTTCCCACGACAAGATCAGCCTCAAGAAGGTCCGCCACATCGCCAAGTACTTCCCCCGCCACACAGTGGACAAGAAGGCAACAGGCTGGAAGTCTGGGCAGGAAGGGTTCCCAACCGCCGGACGGATCGCGTGGGATCTCTGGGGTGGGGATGCTGCTGAGCGTTGGGCGTCAAGTCAGGTAAGCAAGGCTGATCGTCGCGTCCTCTCCGGGATCACCGCGGCTGCTGCTGCGGCTGACCTCGTCAACGACTCTGATCTCGTCGAGGACGATGCGGCCGGGTCTGTCCCGCACGCCTTCCACCCCTCGATTCAGCAGCCGTACGCCTGCACCTACTGCTTGAACAGCCCAACGAACCCGATCCACGATGACGCCGCGGTGAACTACGCGCTAGAGAGCATCAACCCGGACTGGGCGCACTTGTTCTCGGAGAGCCCTACCGACGAAGAAGTCTGCGACGTTTGTGGACAGGATGCGAGCGCATGGCAGCACCAGCACGCCAATGCTGCGGTGCGGATCACCAACCCAGGTGACTTCGAGTACCAGAAGAGCCTTACTCAGGACGTCCCAGAAGAGGCGCCCATCGCTGCGTCCGCCTACGTGCTCAACATGGACGCGATCTCGCGCGCTCAGGCCAGCATCGAGAGCGCCCTACACCCCGACTTCGATCACTACATCACGGTCGCGCCCAACGACCCCATGATCGCCACTGGGCTGTACAAGCAGGTTGGCGAGACGTGGTACGAGTGGAGCGCGCTCGCCACCCGTTGGCTCAAGTCCAACCCCGCTGGTCCGGTCTATCTCGTCGACGTGGATGCCGAGACCGCTCAGTTTGTGCTGAACGGCCTCCAGGACTTCGGAACGCCGGTCGACCTTCGCCTGCTTGATCCGGAGGAGTACGCGCTGCACCAGGAGTCGATGTCTGGACTCGACTGGGACTTCATCGACACGCTGCTTGAGACCGCTCCCGAGTTCGGGATCATCGCCGCCGCTGGAGACGGGGAGTACACCCCTGAGGAGCGCGCCGAAAATGCCAAGCGGCAGGTGCGAGACGCCAACGGTCGATTTGCTCGCTCGAACGACTCGGTGTACCTGCCAGACGGCACTCCTGGGAAGATCAGTAAGATCAACCCGGACACGAAGGAAGTCACTGTGGTCTCGGACATCGACGGCACGGAGACGACGATCTCGGCCAAGGAGATCGAGATCCAGAACAACCAGCCTCCGAGCAAGTTGGACCTCGACGCGATCCGTGCAATCCCTCGCGCCACGCGTATCACCCCCAAGGCGTTTATCGACAACCTTCTCCCCCCGATGGACGCTGGCGCTATCGCCCAGGTCATCAAGGACTACAGCGCCTACATCGCAAAGGAGCGCAATCTCAACATTGAGGCCTTTGCGCTCAAGGTCGTTGACGTTGATGGGGTCCCGGTCTACAAGACTCTCGAGGGATCGGAGATTCCTCCGATCTACCTGGCGCTGGTCGATGAGGATGACAACTCCGCCATCCTCGACATGATCGCGATCATCCCCGCATCCGAGGAGGGTGCGGAGGTTCGCACGGTGCGTCGGACGAACCTCGGATGGGAGATCGACAACGAGATCCGGGATGAACTTCTCAGCAGCGTTCCGCCCGCTGTGGTCGCCCTTAAGGACGACCAGATCGCCGACACGGAGGCTCAAATTGTTGAGTGGTACTCCGCGAACGGCTCCGATGTCTCCCCCGAAGCGGCAGAAGCGTCTCTGTACGACCGCTACGGAACGCTAATCGCCGCAGGAGGTGCTGACCGGAACCGAGGCAATGCCGAAGAACTGCGGCGGTACTGGCTCACTGGTAAGGGTGCTGCAAAGATTCGCTGGAACACGCCAGGTGACTGGAAGCGCTGCTACAAGCACCTCGCGAAGTACATGGGTCCGCGAGCCAAGGGCTACTGCTCGCTTCGTCACAAGGAGGCGACAGGGGTCTGGCCGGGGGACAAGACAAACGTCGGCAAGAAGATGCGCACCGCGAGCAACGCAGGTAACATGTTCTTCACCCCGGGTGACCTGTTTGACCTGCGCCCTGTGGACAAGGTCTTGTCTCTGGTCGCCTCTGGTGTCGGCGTCTACGACGACGAGATGCTCCCCGAGATTCCGCAGGAAGTCGCTTTGGAGAGCACTGGCCTTCCCTTCGTGATCCCGGTGGTGGCTCCGGTCAACATCGAGTCCGGAGACGGGCGCCTGATCCACCCGATGGCGCTGTCCTTCCGCGATCTTCCGCTCCCGCTTATGTGGCAGATCAAGACGGGCGCCGGACACGATGGCGCTGTCGTCGTCGGACGCATCGACTCGATCGATGTGCTCGAGAACGGCGGCCTCGGAAACGCTCGCGGTGTCTTCGACACTAACCCCTACGCCCGGGAAGCCGAGCGCATGGTGGATAACGGATTCTTGAACGGTGTCTCTGTCGACCTCGACAAGTTCCGGGCAGTGAGCAAGGCAAACGCTGACGAGGCGAGTGTCGAAGGCGAGACCCGCATTTCCAATGACAAGACGGAGATCGAAGAAGGACGCGTCATGGGCATCACCATTGTGCCTAAGCCCGCTTTCCAAGAGTGCCGCATTTACATCGACAGGACCGCAACTGACGGAGAGGTACCCATCGTGGCCGATGGAACATACGCTGGAGTTCCCAGCAACGAGGAAGACGTTGAGGCTCTTGTCGCAGCGGCGCTTCTAGCGGCAGGCATTCCTGTCAATCCTCCGAGCGCGTGGTTCCGTAACCCGCACCTAAAGGAGCCGACCCCGCTGACGGTGGATCCTGATGGTCGCGTGTTTGGGCATATCGCAACGTGGACGACCGATCACATCGGGATCCCGATGTCGACGAAGCCCCCACGTAGTCGGAGTAACTACTCCTACTTCCACACGGGCACGCTCCACACCGACGACGGTGACCTCGTCCCTGTCGGGCAGATCACGCTCGCTGGTGGACACGCGCCGCTCAACCTCGACGCTGCCTCTGCCGCCGCGCACTATGACAACACGCACAGCGCGTGGTGCGACGTGCACGCTGGCGAGGACGAGTTCGGCATCTGGGTCTCTGGTGCGCTTCGTCCGTCCGTGACGCCGGAGAACATCCGCGCGATTCGCGCGTCGGCTCCGTCCGGCGACTGGCGTCCGATCGGTGGCCGTCTCGAGATGGTGGCCGTCTGCTCGGTCAACGTCCCTGGATTCCCCGTGACGCGCGCCCTGGTGTCGTCTGGCGAACTGGTGGCGCTGGTCGCTGCTGGCACCTCCGTGCTCCTCGAGGCTCGCAAAAGCGCCGAGGGCAGCACCTACTCGGAGTTGGCCGCTCGTCTCGAGCGTCTGGAGGCACCACAGCGTGCCCGTCTCGATGCTCTCCGCACCGCCTCCATTAACCGCAAGGCTGAGAGCGCTAAGACGCGCTTCGCCGCCCTGCTCGCCGAGAACACTCGCGCCGAGAAGATCGCAACGGAGACGCGTGACGGTGAGGCCAGTGTCAAGATCGAGACGTTGGCTGACCTTCGCATCGCGATCCAGACGTACGGATCCTCTCCCGACAAGCCCGCGGCTAAGGCGTACATCATCCAGCGCGCGCGCGAGATGAACGCCACTGACTCCCTCCCGGGCGTGTGGCAGAGGGTCGCACTCACCGCATCTGCTCAGGAGGTCAAGGACCGCTTTGCGGCTCTTGGTGTCAAGACGCTCGACGAGCGTCTGTCTGATGCGCGCGCCGCCTTCGCCAGCAAGAAGCGCGACTTCGATCCCAAGCGCCACCCCCGCGCTGATGACGGCAAGTTCCGCGCCGTGCTGGCCCGTCTTCGTACGGACCTTGAAGAGTTGAAGATGAAGGAAGACCCGGGAAACCCCCAGTACGATGAGGGAACCGCATCTGGAAGCGCCGACTCGAAGATTGCTGACCTCGCCGAAGTTGAAGGCGAGTTGACTGGTGGAGATATCGACGCCGCGAAGATCGCGGGTGCTCGCCTGCTCCACGAGTTGGACCTCACAGACACCGAGATTGGCGACGCGCGTCTGGCTGAGCGTCTTCGCGACGACTACTCCTTGCTGGGAGACGTCGTTTACAACATTGGAGTTCCGGTGGGAGAGGACGATCTCCTCCGCTGGAGTGAACTACCTCCTGTTCTCCAGGATCTGGTAGACGGTCTGGTGACTCGAATTGAGGAGCAGACCCCCGATGACGAGAGCAATGAGACGGCTCAGGCTGTTGAAGACCTCAAGGGGTACATGGGAGGAGACGACCAGTTGAAGCAGGGTGAGATCTCTGCCCTGCTCTCGAAGTTGGTTCGCCTGCTCGTCTGACGCACACGTAGAAGAGGCCTCCTCCCGGAGTAGTGGGAGGGGGCCTCTTCGTTCCTCGTCTCCGGGAGAGGAGATCTAAGGGCTAGGCAGGGGAGAGTGCGGTCTGCATAGCGTGCACGTGTGCGAGTGCTTCGGTCAGCGCGATGGTGTCAGCGCGATTCGTGGAGCGTGCGAGCAGGCGGCGCAGCGAGTGCTCAAGACTCGAGAGTCGTTCCTGGGTCGACATCGGTATCCTCATCTTCTTCGTCGGAGGTGTCGATGTCGTTAGTGTCATCAATGACTTCGCCGTCAATTACGGCGGCCAGCGCGGCGCGACCAGCAGCGAGCGCAGCAAGGCGCTCCTGGAGAACCTCGCTGGGGGCAATCCCAACTTCTCCGCTCACTTCGACGCGGATAGCCTGCTTCATCCCGACGCGGTCAAGCACGTCGGCTGCCGCTTTCTGTCGGACAGATGCCGGGACCGTGTCGTCCTCCATGATCTCTTCGATCGCGGTGAGGGCGGCCGGAGCAAGGTCAAGCAGACGGATCGCTGAGTACTCGTGGATCCGCTGGATGTAGTCCTGTACCTCTTCGTCGTCTCCGCGTGGAGGCAGCGTAGGGGCCGCCCGCCCACCCCGACGACGCAGTTCGCTCGTGGTGGTGGGCGCGGCGGCCGGTACTACGAAGTCCCAGTCCTCATCGGACACGTAGGTTACTCCTTGTCAGGGGCGGGGTCGACCCACTCGTCGACCAGCGCGGGGTCCTCGTCCGGGTAGCCCTCGTAGTCACGCGGGTCTTCGTTGGCGATGGCCTGCTCGTCAACAGCATTCACGTACGCGGGAGCCTTGGCAAATCCGAGGAGCCATCCGAAGCGCGGGTCAACCTTGCGCTCCAGGGCGGTGATCGCGCCGTAGTACACGGCGATGGAGAGGGAGACAACCCCGGTGGTAAGCGTCTCCTGCGTCGCGGGGTCGATCTCGATACCACGGCCTACGAAGAAGGCGATCACGGTACCGACGACTGCCGGGACGAACGTGCGGATAAGAGCGATAAGGCTCGGAGCGAGCATTGTCAGTCCTTTCTTAGACTGTTAGGAGGGCCCGATGTCAATGAGAATGAAGGATCCGCCAGTTACGACGGGGCGACCATTTACTGACGTGCGCTTCACCCGATGGCCGATTGTGCGTGATCCGCTGGACGTGATATCAACGATCGCCTGGGTCGAGACGCTCGTGTCAAACGCGGACGCAGAGCCCTCAACCCACATCTTTACAGATCCCCGCGTGGTGGGACTTCCACTGGTTACTGTTAGCCCGATCTCGATCTGAGCGCCAGTCCCACCGGTCCATTCAGTTGAGCCGTTGGAGACTTCAGACTTGTAGAGGAAAAGATAGCGCCTGCCCGCGGTTACCGTTACGGTTGAGGTGGACCAGGCGGAGTAGGTATCATCAGTGGCCTCGATGTTGCCAAGAGAGGAGGCTCCGACGACACCCCACCCAATCTCAGGGGTCTGGCTCAACACGCTGTGGCTGTGGGTGGTGGGCGCCTTGGTGGGGAACAGGGCGTTGATCGCGGCCAACTCGGTCGCGAGCGTGTTCAACTTGATCTCGAGCGAATCAGCCAAAGCCTTGATATTCAGGTGTCCCTCAGCCGCCTCACCTCCCAGGGGGTAAGGAAGGCCTTGCGTCGAGGTAGATCCAGGCATGTGTCCTCCGAAGTACGTATGGTGCTCTCAGTTTAGCAGGCTGAGCATCAGAAAGAGTCGATGGCCCAGTTCACGGCGACGATCGCGATCGAGAGGCAGACGGCGATGAAGGATCCCGCCACGACGAAGGCCACGACGACTCCCGCCGTCTGGTAGGGGGCATTGGTCTTGGGGTCATTCTCAGGAGTAGTCATGCCGTCAGCCTACCACTTTATCCGGCCAAGTGTGCAAACCCGACTAAACCTGTGCTATGCTCTCTCTAGGAGACGGTTGCTTAGCGCACCGCTCACGTCGAAACGAGACCCACACCCGAGCATGTCTGCCCGGTGGGTACTTGAGTTTCGCGTACCTTCCTCCGGTTCAGACAGGAAGGTACTTCCATGGACGAGGTCATCAAGGACCTCCTCAACAGGCTTTCTAGCCTGAATGAGGAAGAAATGGCTGATCTCGAGTCTCAGATTCTTGCCTCCTACGAGGCAATCGAGTCTACCGAGCACTCCACCGAGTCCGTCGACACAATGTTCGCATTGGCCGACGCACTGGAGGCTGTCCGCACTGAGCAGGCAAATCGTGTCGCTGCCGCCAAGGAACTTGAGGACCGTGCCGCTGAGGCCGCTGCTCGGATCCGGGGTACGCAGGGAGACGACGCTGCTGAGGACGAGCCGCTCGAGGATGAGGTTTCTGAGACCGAGGTCGACGCTGAGCCCGACCCGGAGGAGGACAAAGAGGAAGAGATGTCCACTGAGGCATCCGCCACTACGGCAGACATTGAGCCTGCCGAGTCTACCGCTGGAGACAACACCCCTGAGGACGACACCGAGGCTCCGGCTGACGACGTGGAGCCCGTAGAGGAGGTCGGGGGTTCGGAGAACGACACCGCATCTACCGCGGCATCTGTTGAGGCTGAGGACGAGACGGACGTCACCGACGAGGTCGTCGAGAACGACGCCGACGAAGACGAGGTCGTCTCTGAGGCTTCCACCGACGCACCTGCTGGGGCCGAGGCCGCAGCAGCCGAAGACAACACCACTGAGGTCCCCGCACCCGCGGAGGCCAGCAACGCTACTGACTCTCAGGAGGAGACCCCGATGACTGCTTCGGGTACCGACGAGAACCGTAACGACGACGCGGCCCTTTCTCGCCCCGAGAGCCACGCACCCGTCGCCACGGTCCCCACGCTCGTCACGATCACTGCCGGGGCCGACATTCCGGGCATCACTGCCGGAAGCACCATCGAGGACATGAAGAGCGTTGCGAGTGCCTTCACCAAGCGCCTGGACACGATCCGTCGTGTTTCCGGTGGCGACGGTGAGCAGCACGTGGTTGCTTCGTTCCAGACCAGCCTCCCCGAAGACCGCCTGCTCGGTGCAGACCGCTCCCGCAATGCTGAACTGATCAGCGGCGCGCTTGCTCCGTCGGCGCTGACCGCTTCCGGTGTCTGTGCCCCGATCGCTGGGTACTTCGAGGTTCCGGGCATGGGTGTTGTGGACCGTCCGGTCCGCGACGCGCTTGTCGGCTTCGGCGCTGACCGTGGCGGTATCCGCTTCGTTCCGGCTCCGGCGCTGACCTCGTTCATCTCGGAGACCACGGCGGCTAACTCCGCTGTCGGCCTGTGGGACGGCCAGACCGGCGACCGCAAGGGTGGCCTGGGTACTGGTGTCAAGCCGTGCCTCGTCGTCGACTGTGGTACCGAGTCGAGCGTCTACGTTGACGCTGTCACCGCGTGCCTGGTATTCGACAACATGAACGCCCGCGCGCACCCCGAGATGGTCGCCCAGAACAACGAGTTGGCGCTCGTTGCTCACGCCCGCCTCGCCGAACTGACGCTGCTGCGTGCGATCAAGACGGCCGGTACCGCGCGTACCGCCGCCGCGACCGCCCCGCAGGGTGTCGGCTTCTCGCGCCAGTTCCTGCTGGACGTGGAGATCACCGCGTCGCGCTACCGCTCGACGCACCGTCTGTCGGACAGTTCGACGCTGCGTGCGATCATCCCGGGCTGGGTCAAGTCCGCCATTCGGGCCGACCTCGTCCTCCAGGCCCCCGGCGACTACACCTTCGACCGTGCTGACCGCGAGATTGAGGCGTTCTTCACGACCCGCAACATCGTTGTCGCGTGGTCGCTCGAGACGCTGACGAACTTCGGCACCACTGGCGCCGGTACCTTCCCGACCACGGTCGAGTGGGACCTGTTCCAGGAAGGCACGTTCCTGTTCGTCGATGGTGGCAACCTCGACCTCGGCATCATCCGTGACTCCTCGCTCGTCGAGACGAACGCCTACAAGCAGTTCGTTGAGACCTTCGAGGCCGTCGCGCGCATCGGTGCTTCGTCGATCCACACCACCGGTACCGTGTCGATCTCGGGTGGCGCTGCTGCTCTGGCTGACACCATCACCGGTTCGGGCGCCTGATCCAGTCGCCTGAATGACAGTCCGTACACGCTCAGCAGCCCCGAAGGGATAGCAACTGATGGCCTACAAGGGATACTTTCCCGCATCACCGGTCAAGGCTGCCCCCTTCGGGCTGCTGAGTGTGGCGACTGTCGTCGAGCACGACGAAACCGACCTGCAATGGGCCGGGTTCGACTTCGACTATGTGGCTCCCGCCAACGGCTACACCGCGGGGGTGTGGTCGACGTGCGCGTCGACCCCCGCCGCGGTCCTGTACAACTCCTCCTCAGCCGAGCGCTTCCCGACCGGGAACGCGCTCGGTATCACGGTAGATCGTTCCTGCTCGGTACTAGGTGAGACCCCTGAGGAGCGCTTCGACGATATCGAAGCGGCCCTCGACCTCATTACGGGCAAGGCACTCGAGCGTGAGTTGTGGACTGGAGACTTCGCCAAGACCCTCACTCCGGACGGCTTCTTCCTCGCGTCGGCTCTGGCCGTTAACGCTGGTACTGCGGCGTCCCCCGTTCACGGCCTCGCACTGCTTGAAGATGCAGTCGCTGCGTGCAGCATGGGTGAGCAGACCACGATCCACATGACCAGAGGAACCGCCACCGCGCTCGGGGGTGACGTCATCGCCGAGCGCGATGGTGTCCTCGAGACCACTGGCGGATCCCTGGTGTGCGCTGGACCGGGCTACCCGGGAACTGGCGCTGATGGGACCACCAAGACGTTTATCTACGCCACTGGCCCCATCACCGTACATCTTAGCCCAACGTCTGTGGTCGAAGACCGCGCAGCGTCCGGGTTCGACGCAACTGACAACACACTCCTGGTCAGAGCCGAGCGCTTTGCAGCCTTCACTGTAACAAGTGAATGCCTGTTCCGCGTTCAGGTCGATTTGGCCGATCTCTAAGAGAAGGGAAGGCATCACATGCCTACTCAGGACTACGCGGCTAGTGTCCAGGGTGTCGCTGTCCGCATCACCGCGCTGGAGTCCAACGGAGCACTCTCCACGACCGCCGGTCGTTCCGTCGTCACCTCAGCGTTCACGCGTGTTTCGTTCACCCCCGAGTACGAAGAGGGCGACGAAGTCACCGAGAAGGGCGCAGACGGCGCTGTCTGCGTCACGTACAAGGCACCTGACACGCTCAAGCGCGTCAACTTCGAGATCGCGATTTGCGAGCCCGACCCCGAGATCACCTACCTGCTGGGTGGCGGTGTACTGCTGACCGACGGCAGCCCCGTTGTCGCTTCCGGCTGGGCCGCACCGAAGATCGGTGAGGACCCGACTCCGAACGGCGTCGCGATTGAGGTCTGGTCGCGTGCGATCCAGGACGGCAAGATCGCCAACACGAACCCGTACTTCCACTGGATCTTCCCCTACGTCAAGACGCGTGCGTCCGGCGACCGGGTTGTGGAGAACGGCCTGCTCGCAAACACCTTCGAGGGATTCGGTGTCGGAAACACCGGGTTCAACGAAGGCCCCGACGGTCGCTGGAACTGGCCTGCTGTGGACGACCGTGCGTACGCGTACGCTCGCTCCGCCTGGGCGCCGGTCGGACTCAAGGGACCATACACCTGGAACGCGACGACTGGTGTCGGCACTGCCGTAACCACGATCACGGACCCGGGTGCTGGTATCGGAACTGGCGACAGCATCTACGACGCAGTGTGATTCGTTGGCAGCGCGTGGGCCCGGTATACTGGGCTCACGCGCTGTCGCTTAGTTAGGGAAGGTTCGCGATGTATTGGATCACCGCACAAGATCTTGATTCGCCCTCTTCCCCGTACGCAGAAGAGGCAGTACAGGCTGCCTCGTACATCCTGTGGCAGTTGTCCGGCCGCCGGTTTGCCGGTCTGTCGACCAGCACCGAGATCTACCGCTCAACTCCGTCTTCGCTTGACGACATCATTGCGCTGTCGGTAAGTGGCGGTATGGTTAACGTCCGATGCTCCGGATGCGGCGCCACACACTGTGTCTGGCTGCGCCAGCGCCCGGTGCGGGACATCGTCGAACTTACAGTGGATGGTGCTGTTGTTCCGAGCAACAAGTACATTTTGCTCGATCGCAACCGCATCGTTCCATCCTCCCCAACTACGTGCTGGGGAACGAGCACGGCTGACATCGTGGTGACATATACCCACGGTGCCGAGGTCCCCGCCGCTGGCCTCCTGGCCGCAAAGGAACTCGCCAACCAGATTCTCTACTCGGCCTCGAACGACGACCGATGCCGCCTCCCAGATCGCGTCACCTCGATTTCGCGTCAGGGCGTCTCGTGGACGATCATCGACCCGCAAGACTTCCTTGACAAGGGGCGCACCGGGCTCTACCTCGTCGACCTCTTCCTCAAGACGGTCAACCCGACCGGATCCCGCGTCCGCGCGCGCGTCTTCTCTCCCGACATTCGGACCGCCGGAAAGATCGCGCGGCCCGTCCCCAACCAACCATCTGGTTCGGTCCTCACCGTGACCGCGCTCCGCGGGGACCCCTTCACCACGGTGCTCGGATACGCGACCGAAGACGTCATCGTCGTGCAGATCACGGCACACTCTGGAGCCTCCTGGGAGATTCCGCAGCGGATGCTCGTACGTAATGGGACTACCGGAATCTGGAGTCTCGTTGGAACGCTCCCGCAGGACACCTCTCTGGTCCCGAATAAGGCCCTCATTGACGTGTTTGGGGTAGACGGAACGGCGATCACGCACCTGTCTACGAGAACGATTTTCCGCGCGGGGAGTACGTCTGACGGCGACAACTACTCGGATCCTTACGTTGCCCCGTAGGAGATGATCTCGACCAAACATCGCACTAATGCGGTACTATAGGCACACCGACTACTTTCAGGAGATTAGCATGACCATGAAGAACTTCCGCGCCGTCGACATGCCGAGCGGCCCCGCAGCCCCTGCTTCCGCTCCGGTCGAGCCAGTCGTCGAGCCAGTCGCGCTGATCACCGACGAAGGCGCGACCACCATCGCCGACTCCTCTGTGAACGAGGGCGGGACGGTCACGGATGCCGACGCGCCTACCGTCTGAGTTCGTAGGCGCCTCAGAGCGTCAACGGTCGGTGGTCACTCTACTGGACACAGTCCTTGAGGGGATCATTGATTTCTACAGGCAGGAAAGTACTCCGCTTCCGGATAAACGGTACTGGGCTATAGGTGACGTCTCTGCTGACTGTGAGCAGTTGACGGTCACGTTAGTTCAGACCTACCTCGGTCTTCCAGGAACAGAGAGTTTCGACCCTGTCACGTGCAACAGTCCACGGACCGCCGTAATCGGGATCCAGATTTTGCGGAAGGTTCCCGTCGTTGGGCCAACCGGGAAGAACGTCCCCACCAGTACCAGCATCCAAGAACTAAGTGTCGGACCTGCGATTGACGCATGGATGCTTATGGACGCCCTGGCGGCTATCGACATCTTCAACAGCCAAGTGGTGCTATCCATCAACGCAGTTGCGCCTCAGGGTGGGCTACACGGAATCATCGCGACTTACGCGATGCAGATCCCATAGGAGATCGCGGTGGCGGGCACCTTCAAGTTGAACGAGCGTGGCATCAACAGCGTCCTGAACAGTCCACGAGGGGATGTCGCAAAGGATCTACAAAGACGGGCGCGGCTCGTAGCGATGGCCGCAAAACAGCGTGTCGGAGTTGACACAGGCCTGCTTCGGAAGAGTATTCACACGACTAAGGTGGCCCGCGGCTACACCGGACTCATCGTCTCGGTGAGAGCACCAGTACACTACGCGCTGATGCACCACAACGGAACCCGCCCACACACAATCTCTAAGCGCCCAGGGAGGATTGTGCGGTTCCCGAGCAGAGGTCAGATCGTATTCGCTGACGTCGTCATCCACCCAGGTACGCGTCCAAACCCATTCCTGCTAAGTTCACTCGAACTCGCGGGGGATCGCTCCAGAGTGTAGTAGACTGACCCTCATCACTCGCCCTCTGAACCCCAGTAGGGCATCGACAGCATCTGAGGAGACACGGACAATGGCTCGACACAAGGATTTCGGTGACAGTGGAGTTTACCGACCCGAAGAACTCGAAGACATCTCGTTCGACTTGCTAGGTCAGACCTTCCGCTGCGTCTCTATCCTCCCTGGCTCTGCTCTGGTCCAGATCATCGAGACCACTGAGAGTGGTAACGGCGTTGGCGTGATCAACGAACTGTTCCGTGACGCCATCGTCGAAGAAGATCAGGAACGATTCTTCGCCCTTCTGGACGGCAAAGAGTTTGTCGTCTCGATTGAGACGCTTCTCGAGATCCTCCAATGGCTCGTGGAGCAGTACGCGCAGCGCCCTACGAAGCGGCCCTCTTCTTCGGAAGATGGGCAATCGACCACTGGCCTTATTTCCGAGGATGGTATCTCGTCAACTCCGGGATCCTTGGAGGAGTAGGCCCGCGTGGCGCCGAGCACGCACTCACACGTCTCCCTGCCGCCGACTTCCTCGACATTGCGCATTACGCGTTTGAGGAAGACATGAAGCCGCGTGAAGAGGGTGTGGCTGAGGCTAAGAGCCGCGTTCGCGGTGTTACGTACTCTATGTATGGGGTAGAATCATACCAGTGGGGAACCAAGGGTACGGCTAGCGGAACGCGAGACGTATCTGATCCCACTGTGTTGTCCCCGGCGTCCAATACGACACGGAAGCCGTACGTTCCCCCCACCCCCATGACAGACGACCCGAACCGGCCCTATCAGGGGCTTGACGTACCATTGGGTTGAGGGTGAGGTGGCACGGTGGCGGTTGTTGGAGAAGCCTATGTCAACATCCGCGCCGTTGGCGACAAGTTTCGCGGTGATCTTGCAAAGATCTTGCTCAAGGGCGCAGAAGACGCCAAAGCCGGAGGAGAACTTCTCGGCGAGGAGTGGGGCCAAGGGATAGGCAAGTCATTCAGCAAGAACCTTAACAAGGCGATGTCCGACGGCGTCGACGAGGCTAATTCGTACTTGGCGAACAACCTCGAGACCGATCTCGCACCGATAAAATTAAACGTCGATACGGGAGAGTCTCGACGGGAAGTAGACGAACTAGACGACTTGGTGCAGGACGTCGTCCGGTCTGTTACTTCTGGAGCAGGTGGGGGCGGAGGTGGTGGGGCATTTACGTGGTTGACTAGGGGAGCAGAAAGCGCTGCTGCTACTCTCGACATTCTGGTGCTCACGAGCAATATTCTTGGCCCGCTTCTGGCAAGCCTAGTAGGCGCCGTATCCGCACTTGGAACCTCACTTTTCGCTCTTGGATCAGCCGCTGCTTCTGCCGCCCCAGCGCTCGCTGTGCTCCCGGGACTGCTTGCCGCCATCGCGCAGGGTGGAATCGTCGCCAGACTGGGGTTCAGCGGGGTCGGCGAAGCCATTTCCGCAGGAACAGATCTACTCAACAAGCAAGCCGGTGCCGGGGCCAGATCTGCCCAGGCAAGTGTGTCAAACGTGCGCGCCATCGAAGCCGCACAGCGTCAACTTCGTGACGCCTATCAGCGAGCCGCCGATACCGCGCAGAGTTCGCTTGAGCGGATCGCTGACGCCGAACGAGATCTCGCTGATGCAGTCAACCGGTCGCGCATCGCGCAGGCCGGTCTCAACGCGGCCCGCAAGGAAGCCGCTGAGCAACTTCAACAGTTGGCGTTTAGCGCCGAAGACGCTGTGCTCGCCCAAGAACGTGCAGGACTTTCGTTGCAGGATGCTTGGGCCGAACTCCAGGCAATCCAAGACCTTCCAGCCGACAATCGTACGCGCATCGAAGCGGAACTTGCGTTCAAGGAGGCCGACCTCAACTACCGACAGGCCAAGGATCGCGCTAGCGACCTTGCCGAGGAGCAGCGGGTTGCGGCCAGGGCTGGAATCGAAGGCTCCAGAGAAGTCGTTGACGCAAAGAACGAGATTGCTGAGGCTGACCAACGTGTCATTGATAGCCAGCGCGCCGTCACTGAGGCGTTCGATGACCAGCGACGTGCAGCGCGCGACGCGGCAGAGGGAATCTCAGACGCCCAGCGTGCGCTCCAACTCGCGTACCAGACAGGCCAGTCTGGTGCCACACAGGTTGCCACTGCCACCAACAAGTATCAGCAGGCCCTCAGTGACCTAGTTCCTGCACAGCGAGAGTTTGTCAAGTTCATCGTAAGTCTGAACCCGCTGTTGAAGGCACTCAAGGGTGAAATCGCAGACGGGCTGTTCCCCCCGATCACGAAGGCACTCGATGCCCTGCTCGGTAAGACTGGAGTCGGGTCGTTCTTCGCCACACTAAAGACGGCTCTCGGTGATACGGGAACGGTGATCGGTGAGTTCTTGGGTGGACTCGTCGACATCTTGAATAACCCGTTCTTCCGGGGCGTGTTCTTCGAGGTCTTGAACGCTAACAACGCGATCCTTAAGGAACTTGGTGGGGCCGGTATCGCCTTCGTCAAAATCCTGCTCCTGCTGCTGCGTGCAGTCGCCCCTCTCACACTCGAGTTTGCTAAGTGGGTCAACTCCAAGTTGACTGAGTGGGTGGACACGCTCGCCAAGAATAAGGATCTGCCAGCCTTCTTCAAGAGGGCTGGTGACGCTGCAAAGACCGTTGGAGAGTTCCTTTGGGAACTGGGCGCTGCTCTTAAGGATCTTGGGGAGATCGCTGCTCCGATCGGACTTGCTCTGTTTGAGGCAATGACCGGAGGTAAGGGTAAAACCCCTGGCGCTGAGGGAAAGAAGGCCATCGAAGAAGGTCCCCTTAGTGGCCTGCGTCTGTTGCGGACAGAGATTGCAAAGAACAAGGATGGCATCAAGAACTTCTTCGAGGGTGCTGCCAAGAATGCTGGTCCGGTATTCAGTGCCATCTCGGACATCGCCAAGGCTTTGCTGTCACTGGGAGACAATCCTGAGGTCGGTACTACGTTTGAGAAGTTGGGGGATCTAGCACCGACAATCCAAAGAATCGGCGACAAGTTGGTCGAAGCAGGTCCCGCGCTCGCTGACCTGGCTGCTGAGGCCCTGCGACTCGTAGATGCGTTCACAGACAGTTCCGCTATTGAGACTTTCTTGAATATTTTCAAGAACGTCTTTGGCTTCATTGCTAACCTCTTGGAAAGCGACGCGGGGGCATGGTTTCTTGGGGTTGCGGGCGCCATCTTTGCCGTGACACGGTCCGTTCGTCTCCTGCTACGCACGTTCAAGTTCCTCACCACCGCCACAGTCGGTAACGTCGCCAGCGGAGTGCGTAAAGGCGTCGAGAGGGTTGCCGGACAGAAGACAAAGGATGCTGACGGAAACAGAACAGGACCGCGTGCTGGCGGATTAGCACAGACCAGTGCTGGTAAGGCTGTCGCTGATCAGACAAAGAAGGCGACAGCAGCAGCGAGGCAAGGTGGTCGGAACATCGGGCGGGCGCTCATGGAGGGGATCACGCCTGGGATCGTAGCAGCCACGCCTGCTGCCAACCGAGCGATGGGACGAGCAGCCGACCTAGTCACTAAGGCCGCGAAGGTCCGATGGCTCATCAGTAGTCCCTCGAAGGTGTTTACTAAACTCGGACGCGACCTGATGGCTGGGTTGGCGATCGGCATCCGTACCTCAACGACTCGCGCAGTAGCAGCGGCCCGCGGTGCGGCGTCTGCTACCTCTAAGGCCGCTACGGCGGGGGTTGCTAAGGGTACCGCCGCAGCCAGGAGTGGTGCCTCTGCTACAGGGGCTGCTGCCTCGCGCGCTGTCGGACCTATCCGTAGACTTGGCGTTACTTCGCGTATTTCTTCGGGTGGCGTGCGAGCACTGGGAGCGGCGGGTCGGGGAGCCCGCGGAGGCCTTCGCCTCCTCGCGGTCGGGATTCGTGGTGTTGGCAGGGCCATCACATCAGCGCTCGGCCCCATCGGACTCCTCTTCCTCGCCATCGAGTTCCTCCCCCCGCTGATCAAGAAGTTGTGGGAGGAGAACGAGACGTTCCGCAAGGTTGTCACGAAGGTCTGGGAGTTTGTCCAGAAGGTCTTCTCTGGGGCCCTCGAAATCATCAAGGGAGTGTTCAACTGGGTCAAGGAGAACTGGCCTCTGCTGCTGGCTATCATCACCGGCCCTATCGGCTTGGCCGTCCTCGCAATCACTAAGAACTGGGACACGATCAAGGGCGCAATCAGCGCCGTGATTGAGTGGGTCAAGACAAACTGGCCTTTGCTGCTGGCTATCATCACTGGACCTATCGGTCTGGCCGTACTAGCCGTCGTGAGGAACTGGGACTCGATCAAGAACACGTTCATTGCGGTCAAAGATCGAGTTGTTGAGACGATTGGCAATCTGGTCGAAAACTTCCGAACCAGATTTGAGAACATCAAGACGAATGTTGGTAACGCATTCCAGGCGATTCGCGATAGGTGGGAGGCGGTCAAGAATCGAGTTCTTGCAGCGGTCGCTGCCGTTGTCGAGTTCTTCCGAACCAGATTTGAGAACATCAAGACGAATGTTGGTAACGCATTCCAGGCGATTCGCGATAGGTGGGATACCGTAAAGCAGGGAGTCGTTGATGGTGTCAATAGTATTGTGCGCTTCTTCCGTGAACTCCCTGGTAGGATCAGCAGCGCCGCAAAGAATGCCTTCAAGGGACTCTACAACGGGTTTGCTGACATTCTGAACAATATGATCGAGCAGTGGAACAAGTTCGAGTTGAAGATTGGAGGAGCAGAGTTCAAGGTTGGGGGTGTGGGTGTTAAAGTTCCAGAATTCACACTCAGAACCCCTGACATTGGTTTCCGCATCCCTCGACTGGCGAGCGGTGGCGTTGTGTCGTCTACTGGTGGAGGTATCATCGCCCAGATCGCTGAGGCTGGTCGGTCGGAGCGTGTCACCCCCCTTGACTCGAACGGGTTCAGTGCTGCTGAACGCGCTATGATTAAGATCCTGTCAGACGCGCAGAACTCCGACAAGTCGGTCAACGTACAAGTCTTTGTCGGGACACGACAGATTGAGGATATTGTGGATGTCAAGGTGAACGGGAAGTCGACTACGGATGCCCGGACTGACCGTTACTCGCGACCGGCAATCTGATGTCGATCACGTCTTTTACCGCCGTATCCTCCGAGGGAGGATCGACTGCGCTTGTCACCACTGGGCTCAGCGGTGAGCATGAGTTGACGCTCTACCGCGCACACGCCGGAACGCCTGTGAAGTACCCGACCTACATCCCGAGCCTGCGCGCAGTGACCTCCAGCGATGCGACGCTGACCGTCGGACCGAACAAGTTTTCGGTGGGCGACATCATCAAGGTGGAGAATGTCAACTCCGCGGTGTTCAACGGGATCTTCCAGATCACTGGGGTTACAAGCACCACGATCACGTACACGGTGACCAGCCCCAACGTGACCTCCGGTGCAGCAGGAACGGGTGCCATTGTGAAGAAATTGATTCCTGAGATCATCTCGCTAAAATCTACCATGACGGACACTTTTGCCTATCCGGACAGGACGGCAGCGTTCGGTACAGAACTCACCTATGTGGCCGTCGCTACGGCCGGAGCGAGCACGTTCTCGGCACGGGCCCGTGTGACCCTCCCCTACCCCACCGACGTCTCGGTGTGCTACCCCTGCCTGGTGAGTGATCCAATCTCGCTCGTGCAGCAAGCCGCAACTCTCCAGATCTATCGTCCGTTCTC